TGAGAACGCAAAACCAGAAAATAACTATCTCATTACTGTTGATGTTGCTCGCGGTTTGGGCAATGATTATTCTGCATTTATCGTGTTTGATATTACAGCGTTTCCCTATAAGGTAGTTGCAAAGTATAGGAATAATGAAATAAAACCAATGCTTTTTCCCAATATTATTCATGAAGTGGGAAAGGCATATAATGAGGCATATTTATTGATTGAAGTAAATGATATTGGAGATCAAGTGGCAAGTATTCTTCATTATGATTTGGAATATGAAAATTTATTGATGGCATCAATGAGAGGGCGTGCAGGTCAGATTGTTGGTACTGGATTTAGTGGAAAGAAATCTCAACTTGGTGTCAGAATGACGGCAGCAGTTAAGAAGTTGGGATGTTCCAATTTAAAGACATTTTTAGAAGATGATAAGTTGCTAACCGTCGATTATGAGATTATTAATGAACTAACTACATTCTCACAAAAACATAATTCATTTGAGGCAGAAGAAGGGTGTAATGATGACTTGGCAATGTGCTTAGTTATTTTTGCATGGTTGGTCGCACAAGATTATTTTAAAGAAATGACAGATAATGATATTCGTAAAAGAATATATGAAGAACAAAGAAATCAAATAGAACAAGATATGGCACCATTTGGGTTTATATCTGATGGTTTAGATGAAACTACTTTTACTGATGATTCTGGAGATAGGTGGTATAGTGATGAATATGGAGATAAAAGTTATATGTGGGAATATCATTAATGGATTTTGATGATCAAATTAAATTAGGGCATCTATTATTGAGTGAAAGAACGTGTAAGGTTTGTGGAGAGACTAAAAATTTGATTGATGGATTTTATAGAACTAGAAAAGAAAGAGGAGCAGTTTTATCTTCTTATTCTTATGAATGTAAAGAATGTACAATAAAAAGAATTCAAGAAAGAAGAAGAAAAAAAGTATCGCATCCTATTGAATGGGAATATCCCGATTGGTAGTGTTCATACCATGTTTCCCCAACGTAAAAAGGCAAAACAATAAATATTTGTAGAATAAATTTGGATTGCGAGGGGACTTAAGATGCCACTAAATTTAGCATCTCCTGGAATTGTAGTAAGAGAAGTAGACCTAACAGTTGGTAGAGTAGATCCAACTTCTGACAAAATCGGAGCTATTGTAGCACCATTTGCTCAGGGTCCGGTAGAACTTCCTACTATAGTTCAAAACGAGAACGATCTTTTAAACACATTTGGTAAGCCATACGCTGCACAAAATCACTATGAGCACTGGTTAACTGCATCATCTTTCTTAGCATACGGCGGATCGCTAAGAGTTGTAAGAGCAGATGATGATTCCATGAAAAATGGAATGATTGGTTCTGCCACTAGTGTAAAAATCAAGAGCAGAGAGCACTATGAGCAACTTGGATATGATGAGAATACAATTACTAATGTAACTGTTGCTGCCAAAGATCCCGGATCTTGGGGCAATGGATTGAGAGTTGGTATTATTGATGCAAAGGCAGACCAAGTTTTGGGTATTGCTACAATAACTGCTGCCACTACTCTTGTAGTTGGTGTTGGTATTACTCAATCGGTTAGCGGAAGACTTAATGTTGGTCTTGGAACTTATACTGAACTTGATGGATATCTAAAAGGTATTGTTACAGAGGTTGATCTTACTGCGGGAACAGCAGGTGTCAAGGTTCTTTCCCATGTTTCTACCGCAGGAACAGAGACTGTAAAGGATTACACTGCTGGTGGAATTTATGAGTTTAAATCAGGAACAAACGTTGCTATTCATACAAGTGCAACAGCAACTTCTTATGGTTCAACAGCAGTAAGCACGGCATCTGATTGGTTTGATGCTCAGACGTTAGTTACCGGAACTGCGGTTGTTGGTGGAGCAACCACAGAAACTACCGTAAGTTGGAATCAACTTGCCGATAGACCATCAACAACCACATATGGTGATTCTAGAGGCGCAAGATTTGATGAAGTTCATGTTGTTGTCGTTGATGGTGATGGTAAAATCAGCGGAAATGCTGGAACAATTCTTGAGAAGCACTTAGGTCTTTCCAAAGCAAAGGATGCAGAATTCTCTGCCGGATCCCCTTCTTATTGGAGAAAGTATCTGAAGGATAATTCTTCTTATATCTTTGGTGGTTCGGAACCAAGTGGTGCTGTTACAACTGGATATAAATCTGGTGGAAGTGGATTTGATCCGGTTACCGATAAAGACTGGGATCAAAATGCTTCTGGTATTACATTTGATGGAATTGGTGCTTTAAATAAAAAACTTTCTAAAGGTCTTAATTATGGCGGTCTTGCTGGAATAGGAACTACTGGTGGTCTTGGGGCAAGTATTGGTAACCTATCTTCCGGTTATGGATTACTTGAGAATGGTGATACTTATGCCGTTGATTTCTTATTGATGGGTTCTGCTGGGTATGCTAAAACAGATGCTCAGGCACTTGCACAAAAAGTAATATCAGTTGCAAATGTAAGAAAAGATGCCGTGGCATTTATTTCGCCATACAGAGGAGCAGCAATTACTGATGATTCTTCTGAGACTGCAGTTCAGATTAAATCTGATGCAGACATTACAACTGAAGTGTTAAGTTTCTATGCTCCACTGACCTCTACATCTTATGCCGTATTTGATAGTGGATACAAATACATGTATGATAGATTTAATGATACCTTCCGCTATGTTCCACTGAACGGAGACATTGCTGGAACTTGTGCTCGTACAGATGCCAATGCGTTCCCATGGTTCTCTCCAGCAGGAACAGAAAGAGGAGCAATTCTCAATGCTGTTAAGTTGGCATACAATCCTTCTAAGGCACAAAGAGATCGTCTATATTCGGCAAGAGTTAATCCAGTAATCTTCTCACCTGGTGCTGGTATTGTTCTGTTCGGTGATAAGACTGGTCTTGCTAAGGCATCGGCATTTGATCGTATCAATGTTCGTCGTCTCTTCATCTATCTTGAAGATGCAATTCAGGCAGCAGCAAGAGATCAACTCTTTGAGTTCAATGATGAGATTACTAGAACCAACTTTGTAAATATTGTTGAACCTTTCCTTCGGGATGTTCAGGCAAAGAGAGGTATTCAAGATTATGTTGTTATTTGCGATGAAACAAATAATACTGCTGCAATTATAGACAATAATGAGTTTGTAGCAGACATCTACATCAAACCAGCAAGATCAATTAACTTCATTGGTCTTACTTTTGTTGCCACCAGAACTGGTGTTTCATTTGAAGAAGTAGTCGGTAACGTTTAATTAAAGAGGTTTAACAACTATGCCATCACGTAATCAACAAAACACCACTCCATTACGTACAATTAAAGACTTTAAAAGTAAGTTAATTGGTGGTGGTGCAAGACCCAATCTATTTGAAGTAGAATTGGCTTTCCCCGATGGTGAAGGAAGTCCAGTTGCTGTCAATGAAGTTGTAGAAAACGCAAGATTTCTCGTCAAGGCAGCAGCTCTTCCTGCATCAACAATTGCTCCTATTGAAATTCCTTTTAGAGGAAGAATTTTAAAAATTGCTGGAGATAGAACATTTGAGACTTGGACAATTACTGTAATGAACGATAGTACATTTACTATTCGTTCTGCCATGGAAAAGTGGATGAATTATATTAATAAACTAGATAATGGAACAGGTGTTACTGATCCAGTTCTTTATCAAAAGGATGCTGTAGTCAAGCAACTTGATCGTGACGGAAAAGTTCTCAGAAAATATAAGTTCTGGGATATTTTCCCAACTAATATTTCCACAATTGATTTAAGTTATGACACCACCGATACTATTGAAGAATTTACTGTAGAAATGCAGGTTCATTATTGGGAAGCATTTAAAGGAGATGCTGAATTAGCTGGCGGAGAGGATATTCGATAAATAATACAATAACAGTTTAAGTAAATTATAATGGCAAGACTTTTTGGTTTTTCTATTGAGGATAAAGAAAAAAAATCCGCTTCTATAGTTTCCCCCGTTCCTCAAAATAATGAGGACGGGGTTGATAATTATATTAGTAGCGGATTTTATGGTCAATATGTTGATATAGAAGGTGTATATCGTACGGAAAGTGATCTAATTAAGAGATACCGTGAGATGGCATTGCATCCAGAATGTGATGGTGCTATTGAAGATGTTGTTAATGAAGCAATTGTTAGTGATCTTTATGATTCACCTATAGAAATAGAACTTTCCAATCTAAATGCTAGTGATAAGTTAAAAAATGCTATAAGAAGTGAATTTAAATATATTAAAGAAATATTAGATTTTGATAAAAAATCTCACGAAATTTTTAGAAATTGGTATGTTGATGGTAAATTATTTTACCTTAAAGTAATCGATGCAAAAAAACCTCAGGAAGGAATTAAGGAGTTAAGATATATTGATCCTATGAAGATCAAATATATTAGGCAGGAAAAGAAAAAGGATAGAACTAATCCATTACTTCCCAATAATGGTGAAAATTTTAGAAGTATGGCTCCAGAATTGGATGAATATTTCTTATATAATCCTTCACCAAATTATCCAGCAAACACTTATTCTGGAGGAGGGAATCAGAAAAGTTCAGTAAAAATTGCTAGAGATTCTATAACATATTGTTCCTCTGGTCTTGTAGATAGAAATAAAGGTACTGTTCTTTCATATCTACATAAGGCAATTAAAGCTCTCAATCAATTAAGAATGATTGAAGATTCTCTTGTAATTTACAGATTATCAAGAGCACCAGAGCGTAGAATTTTTTATATTGATGTTGGTAATCTACCTAAAGTAAAGGCGGAACAATATCTCAGAGAGGTAATGTCTCGTTATAGAAATAAATTGAGTTATAATGCCAGCACTGGTGAAGTTCGTGATGATCGCAAATTTATGAGTATGATGGAAGATTTTTGGCTTCCTAGAAGAGAGGGTGGTAGAGGAACTGAAATTACAACTCTTCCTGGCGGTCAAAATCTGGGCGAACTTTCTGATATTGAATATTTCCAAAAGAAACTATATCGTTCTTTAGGAGTTCCGGAGTCAAGAATTGCTGCAGAAGGAGGATTTAATCTTGGTCGTTCATCCGAAATTCTTAGAGATGAACTTAAATTTGCCAAATTTGTTGGGCGTTTAAGAAAACGTTTTGCTAACATGTTTACTGACATGTTAAAAACTCAGTTAATATTAAAAAATATTGTATCAGTAGAAGATTGGAATAGTATTAGTGATCATATTCAATATGATTTCTTATATGATAACCAATTTGCTGAACTCAAAGAATCTGAGTTAATGAATGAAAGACTTGGTATTTTGGCAACAATTGAACCGTATATTGGAAAATATTATTCTAATGTATATGTTCGTCGTAAAGTATTGCGTCAAACAGATGCTGAAATGATTGAAATTGATGAACAAATTGAAGATGAAATACAAAAAGGAATTATTCCAGATCCAAATTCCATAGATCCAATTACTGGAGAACCATTACCTCAAGATGGAGGTCAAAATGCTCTCGGAGATGTTCCTATGGAACCAGAGATTGATGGATCTTCAACAGAAGTAGGTGAAATATAAATAGATTTATAAATAAACTGAAAAATTAATGGAAAACATTATTGATTTAATTGCTACTGACTCTAAACCATCAGAAGTTAGTGATCAAATAAAAAATATTTTATTTACAAAAGCCGCTGAAAAGATAGAGTCTGAGAGGGCACAAATATCAGCATCAATGTTTGCTGAACCAGAAGAAACACAAGGAGATGAATAATGTCTAGAACATTATTAGTTGGAATCGGAACTGAAGTTAAATTAAATACTGCAACTACATTAAGTAATGCTACTGTAGTAAGAGTATTTAATAATTCTGGTGCTGATGCAACTGTTAGTGTTGCAAAAAGTACTACTACCGGGTACGCAAGCACTGCAACAGTAACACTTACCGCAGATAGAATTGAATTTTTTGAAAAAGGTTCTCAGGATATAATTTCAGCATCAGTAGAAACAGTGGTAGGATTTAAAGTAGGATACACAGGATAGTAAAATGAAACTCATCACAGAAGAAGTATCAAACGTAAAAATTATTACCGAAGGCAAAGGTGCTGGTAAGAAATTATACATTGAGGGTGTTTTCCTTCAGGGAAACCTTAAAAATCGTAATGGAAGAATGTATCCAATGGAGACTCTTTCCCGTGAGGTAAAGAGATATAATGATACATTTGTTGGTAAGGGTCGTGCTCTTGGAGAACTTGGTCATCCAGACGGACCTACCGTAAACCTTGATAGAGTCTCTCATAAAATTACTTCTCTTACTCAAGAAGGAAATAATTTTAAAGGTAAGGCACAAATCCTTAATACTCCAATGGGTAAAATTGCATCTTCTCTTCTTGATGAAGGTGTTATGCTCGGTGTTTCTTCTCGTGGTGTTGGATCATTAAGAGAAGATCGTAGTGGTTGTAAAGTAGTTGGTGAAGATTTTCAACTAGCAACTGCTGCTGATATTGTAGCAGATCCTTCTGCTCCTGATGCTTTTGTTAATGGAATTATGGAAGGAAAAGAGTGGGTTTGGGAAGG